CACCCAATTCGCAGTGTTTTGATGCGGAACATACTTGTAAATTGTTGCTGTTGGTAAACCATCAACTGAACCACCAGCATCATATGTGATACCAGCAGTTGTGATTGTTGACCAATCACCAAAATAGATTTCTTTTACACCACCAATTGAATCATTGCAGCCTTTTCCAAATCCCCTTGTTATTTCACAACTCATGTTTTTATTTTTTTAATGTGTAAAAAAAAAAGGATGGATGCTTTACCCATCCTTTTTTATATTTCATTCAAAGATTATGGGTTAACATAACCAATTACTACATCACTTGCTACAGCAATCTGTGTTCCTACACGATAACGCATTACAACACGAACATTGTCAGAACCATCATTTGGAGTCATGTCAATCACCATTGCTTCATTTAGGTCAGAAAGCAAGTCTGTACCTACAAACAAGTTCTGAACTTCAGATGCTACCATTGTTGAATCTGGCATCCCAGCACAAACATAGATTTCATAACCATCAATCCAAATTGGAGCATCTGGATTGTTGTTATACAACTGCTGATATCCAAGAGCATTGATTGCTTGACGATAGAATTGAGCAGTCTTTCTGTTCACATACAATTTCACAGTATCTGTCTTTCCAAACAATGCTGCTGGAAGTGTTGCAAGAACTGATTGCATTTGTGCAATTACGTTTGCAGCAGAAGTAGCAGCAGCAAAATCAACATCTGGTGTACCAGATTTTGCATTGTCAATTGTGCGAAGAAGACCAGTGAATGCAGTGTATGTTGGTGTTGCATTACTTGATGCAGCATCAAAGTTTCCTTGCCAGATATTGTACTCAATTGCTTCACCAACTTTAGAAGCAACATGTGCTAACATGAAGTCAGAAAATTCAACTGGAACAACATCATTCATGAAACCAGCACCAGTGTTGTATGCTTCCCAATCTTGTACAAATTGCTTTTTACAAAGTTCAATGTTTGTATCAAGGTCAGTAGTAGTCAACACTGCTTCTGCCAATGTTAGTGAACCACCAGTGGTGAAGTCACAAGTTGCAGAAGTAACAAGTCCACTTGACGAAAGAATCTTGATTACTGCTTTGTATTTTACATTTTCTTTGATGGTTACATAACCTTTTGACAAGGTCTCACCAGAAAGAATTGCTGCTTGTACATATGGCAAAGCCAAAGCACCAGCATAAGTAGACGAACTAATAGTTAATGAAGTTGCCATTTCTTAATTGTTTTTGAATTTAGTGATGATGCTCAATGCAACATCTCTTGTTGTTTTTTTCTTTTGGAACATTTGCGGAACATCTGTATTCTCAACAATCACTTCCTTCTTAACAGAAGTTGCTGCTGGTTTTTTAGATAGTTCAGTCACCTTTGCTTGTGATTTAATCAAGTCAGATTTTGCTGATGCAAGTTCTGTTTTCACAGATGCTAACTCAATTTCTCTTTCTGCAAGTTGACTTTTGATTGAAGTCAATTGTTCATCCATTGCTGCAATTGTTGCTGCAATGTCTGCACTCATTTCTTCTTCTACTGGTGCTGCTTCTTTTACTTCTGTGATAAGACCATTTGCAACAATGATGACCATACCATTTTCAAGTGTATGTTCACCATCTGGTGCTGGTGATGGATTACCATCTGCATCAATGACATAAAATTCTGCGCCTACTTCAAATGAATCACTTGGTGTTGCCACCACTGTTCCATCTGTTAGCTTTCCTTCCATTGACATTGTCACTTCTTTCACTTCAGAAAGTTTCACACCTTTGATTTCATGCTTCTTAATCAGAGCATTCAATGTATCTATTACTTTCATATGAATTGATTTATACCAGATAATATAAATCAGAATACACTTTGGACAAATAATTACTAACAACAAAAAAAATCCCACCTATTACAGATGGGATTTTCCACTTAACGAAACACTAAACAAATTAGCCAACAACAACATCAGCTACGAAGCGAAGATAAATAATTTTCTACTTCAGCAATGAAAGATGATAGGTTTTCTTCACGCGACATTTCCACACCTATTTCGTTAAGAAATGCTTCAATCGAGAATCCTTTAATCTTTCCTTCCTTGACTTGATTCCAGACTTCATCATTGTAAACTTTCACACCAATGAACCATGTACCTACTGGCATGTCAAATCCTAATTCAACAGACTTATCACTCTCACCTACTTTAATCCATGATTCGACAACTGTCAATCCAGTAACAGCAAATGTGTGTTCCACTGTGTGATTATGGTGCAGATTTTTTTCAAGCAATCCATACGCAAGTTTCTCAATTAATCGTTTAGTGAACTTTCCATAGTATGGTGTTCCATCATCTTCTTCTCTATAGATTAATTTGTCTGGTATAAGCACTGCTCCATACACCATTCTTTTTTCTTCATTTACTTCTGCTAATTTCATTTGCTTCTGTTTGGCAAGAGCAATGAAGTCTGCTTCAATAGCTGGATGTTCTACCAGTGATATTGCTGACATTCCCAAAAATCCTTGTTCGTCAATGTCGTATTCTCTGATTTCTTTTTTCATGTTATAATACTGTTTGGTCTTGTATTTTTTGATTTGTTTCTAATGCGGAAGATACGTTACTGCTTAACACAAATGCTTGGACTGCTCCAGTTTGTGCTGGTCTATTATTCAAGAATGATGTGTTCAAAGGATTGAATGTCGGTGTTACTGATGTCATTGAAACACCACCACCACCACCACCACCACCTAAATTACCACCACCACCACCACCACTTGGAGCAGTAGCTTGAAATTGTGTTTTAGCAATCTTTGCAACATTTGCCAATCCCATCGCAAGTGATATACCAGCCTTCACATAATTAGCACCAGTAATCGCATCTTGCGGAACTGATAATTGTGCATTCACTGCTTGATAAGTTGACATGATTGCTTGTGCCATTGACAGTGCTTTGTTTATCTGAAAAGATTTCCTTGCAGACTTTTCACCACCTTTTGTAAATGCTTCATTCAAAGCCATCAGAGCACCAATAGCATCAGATGCCATTTGTATTCTTTGCTCTTTTAGTTGCTTTTCTGTTGCAAACTTTTTTTCTGCTGCTTCTTTATCTTTATCCGCTTGTTCCTTTCTGTACTTTTCTTCAATATCAGCAATATCTTTTTTCTGCTTCTCTGCAAGTTCTTTTTCTTTTTCAGCATTTCCATTTGCCAATTCAAATTGCTCTTCATAGGCAACTACCAGTGCACTGATTTCTTTTTCTTTCGCATCAGTAATCAGAAATTCACTTACTTTATAATAGTCTTCTTGTCGCTTTAATCTTGCAGCATTCAATGCAACTTCATCTGCTGCATTCATTGCTTCCAATTCAAGAATCAGATTGTGTATTTCTTCTTGATTCTTTAGGTCTGCTTCTCTTGCTGCTTTATCATCTGCTGCTTTTTTATCATTTGCTGCTTTTGATTTGGCTGCATCTTCTGTTCTAAACTTTTCTTGAAGTTGTTTTTTCTTTTCTCCATAAGCCCAATCTAATTTGTAAATGTCTTCTTCATTAGCACCAGCAGCATCAATCTTTTCTCGCTGGTCTGCATACCATTGCTGTAGATTATCTCTTTCTATTTCTCTTGCAGTCATTCCAGACTGCATGATAATTTTATCGTATTCAAGATTTGCAGCATTCAAGATTTGAATTTGCTTCAATGCTTCAATCTCATAGTCTACTCTTTGTTGTGCATACTTTTTACGAAGGTCATCAAGGTCTTTTTCTTGTTGCTCACTTAATCCATATGCTTGACTTTCCATCCACATCAAGTTGTCAATTTGCATCTTGGTATCAGCAATATCTTCTTGCATACTTTTCTTTTTCAAATCTGCAAGTTTCTTTTCATTTCCTGCTGCTTCAGCCATTCTCAAACGCTCAATGTTATGTCGCTGTTCATTTGATGCAGTTATAGCTTTATTCGCAGCATCAACATCATTTCGCTGGTCATCAAGAATCATTTTGATTGCACCACCAATAGCTACAAGAGCAGCAACAATTAGGAAAATAGGATTGGTGAGCAATGCTGTTCCAAGTGCTTTGAATGCTCCAGTTAATCCTTTGACTCCATCAACTGCACCTTTGAATGTCAATCCACTTACTTGACCAGCAAGTCCTTTCACTGAACTTGTAATACCTTCAAAATCCAGATTCATCAATCTGTCTTTCAAAAGTTCACTATTGTTTTTTAATCTTTCAAATGCACTACCAGCATTAGCATTCATTGCTTCTGCTGCATCATTCATATTATCTTTCAACTGACCAGCCCTATTAGCCAGTTCTTGGAAAGCAGCAGAATTTGGATTTAATGTAGCAAGTTCTTGCTTCAGTTTTCTTATTTCTGCTGTAAGAGATACTACATTATCTGATGCTGTACTTGGTGTTGATTCTGCCATTACAATACTATTTTATATATTATATATCCAATCAAGATTATTGAGCAAATCTTGCCACCCCATTTCATGAAATTGAATAACTTCATATTCTTTATGCGATGTTGTCCAGCATAAATATTATATGAATGCGTTTCACCAACAATACCAATCTTGTCCAATTCAACTATTTCTTTCAAGTCATCATGGAGAGAATTTAGATTTATCATTTGATTTGTGTATATTTTAGAACACCAGTTATTTCTACTGCATATGGATAACCACTGCCACCAGTCATGCCAATTGACAATCTATGTCTGGCTGTATCACTAATCACATCAATGGAAGCACCAAGTGTATTGAGACTTCCAACTTGTGTAATGGTAGTTACTGCACTGGCTGCTGCTGTTGTATCTTTATAAATGTGAAATGCAAATATTGCACTTTGCTTTGTTGCTGCATTCTGTGACATCACAATCGAAAGTTCACATAACCACATTGTGCCATCATCAAGATTTAATCTATCAGTGCCATTCAACTTTATTTCAATTTTAGAAGCACTTGCTGCGTATGTACCAGCACCAGAAAAAATCAACAATCCACCTTGTGACTTTCCAGTGATATTTGCATTGGATATGTGGAATCCTTTTTCTTTTACATAAGCACCATCACCAAGAACTAATGAACCATTCGCTGATGATTTCACAGTGTTTCTATTTCCTATAACTTGTGTAATATCGTTTCCACTTTCAACTATGTTTCCAGTTCCGCGTACAATTGGTTTGTTAACTGCAACAAAAGATTCATTTGATATTTGTGATGGTCTTCCATTATTCCCAAATGCATAACACTTTTCAGAAGATTCATTCCAAGTATAACCATACAATTCACAGCAAGATTTTGAACCAGCAAGATTATCAGTAGTGCCATCAGTAAACATTATCTGCCCATTTGCAATTGATACATATGGTGTAAATCCACATGCTTCTGGTATTGAAATAATCTTTGCCAACTTACACTTCACACTTGTCTTTTTACCTACATTGAAATCACTTATTTCAAGCAATCTCCAGTAGCTATCTTTCACAAAGATTACATCACTGAATTGTATTGCAATAAAATCAGATGGTGATAGTTCAAAGTATGATTCCATAATTCTTGATTCATCACTGTACAATTCATTGTAGTATCTTCTCCAGTATAAATTCCACATGTTGTTCACTGGATGTGCAAGATAATTTTGGAGATATGTTTCTGGCGCAAAGTTCAAATCAAAAGAAGCAACATCTGGAATGGATGAACTGCTATGACTAAAATGTGATATTGATTTGAATTGACCTATTTCATCAACTTCATTGTAAACTGCTATTGATGGTTCAAGTTCTGTTACATACAGCATTCTTGTACCAGCATTCACAAAAGCACCTTGTGAATCAACAAACTTTGGAATGGGCAAATTAGTATTTGCAACTTCATTCAATGGTGTGCTGCTCAATTGCAATTCAATTCCATCTTGACCAGTTGCAAAATCATTATTGGTTTGATACAATTCATAATCACCATAGATTCTTTTTCCAGCAGTTACAAATAGCTGTGACAAGTATTCGTTTCCAGCCTTGTATGTCCATCTGAAATTCTTCTTCTGTTCATCTGTTGGTGCGTACAATACAATGTCCTTTTCCAAATCTTGTTTCCTTGTCCAATCCACACTTGCACCACTGCTCAAGTATGATTCCATTGTCTCAATGATAATGTGTGTTGGATTGTTTTCATCTGGTATCAATACCAAATTATGCAACTTAATAATGTCACGAATCAAATCTACTTGTGCGTAATCTGGAGCATTCTTTGGTGCGTTAAATTCACCACCTTGAAGTATCACTGCGCTTGATGTAGCTATCAATGAAAAGCCAGTTCCATAGTATAAATCATGCACAACAAATTGTTCCCACTGATTTGTGTCAACATTGAAATAGGAATAGTCTATTAGTGTAAACATCATTTCAACTCTTTGCCCGTATGCCAGAGTCAATGTTGGTGTGAAATAGTTTTCAGTATAGTAACCATGTTCCACACCTTCTGCTGTCCACAATATTTCACTTGTATCAACATCACGAATAAATACAGTGAATGAATTGTAACCTTGATAAAATAAATCCCAATCACCCATCGCAATATTTACTTTCACACCAAACTGATAAGATGCTGCGTATGGTGCTGTGAAGACAAAGTTAGCATCAACATTGCCACCATTATCTGCATACTCTACCATTGAGATTGATGTCAAGTTATAACCAGTGCCAGATGACAAAGTGCCACCATCATCAGATGCAATATTGAAATATGCTGTTTCTGCTGTTTCAGTTGTCAGCACATCTTTACTTACTACGAATGGAATGAAATAACTTCCCATTACACCATCTATAGAAGATGTTTGATAGGTGAAACCAGCATCAGCAAATACTTGGTCAAACAAATATTGAACTTGCACGAATGGTGTTAAGTCACCAACATACAAAGGATTCTGTGTTGATGCTATTGGTCTTCCACCTATTGCCCAATCACTGCTATTCTCTGACCATTTCTGCCCCCTATCTGTTAATCCATAAAGCACCACATTACTTTCAAATGGACTTGGAACATTTTCAAAAATCATCTCATGATTGAGATTAGGCAAGTCTGTAAGTTCAGATATTTTTTTAGTACCAATAGCAGAAATCAAATTGGGGAACATCGAAAAAAAAACTATTTCAATCTCATGCCAATTGTCTCCTTTGCTGTACACTTTTTTCACTTGGACATATCCAGTTGCTACTGGTATTGTATCATCAGTGATTCTTGCATTTATTTTTCTTTTGAAAGAAAATTCTGTTTCATTTGGATTCCAAATATTTGAAAAGAATTGTGCATTCCTTTTTGTAATTGGTATTCTGAAATCTCTTGAGAATCCACCCCTTGCTGCGAAGTCAGTGATGTTTGAAAATAACTTTGTGAGATAAATACTTTCTGCTTCAATCAAGTCAAGAATGAATGGATTGTTGTCATCATCATATACTGTTAGATGTATCATAGGTCTTCATTTGAATATCTTACACGAATAGTTAAGTTGTAAACTTTACCATCTCTTGTTCTTCTTTCTGTGTATGCATTTTCTTCTATCACTACTGGTAGTATTGTCTGGTCATCATTTATGATATACACATCATTGCTACGAATCATATTCTTCAATAATGCAAATTCATTTTCTTTGATGTAATCACTTGTCATGGTGATGTATGTTCTTGTTTCAACATTACCTTCCATCAATCCCCTATCAGCAGTATCATATCCGAATCCACCACTGGCACTTGAATAATTACCTACAACTCTTTGCACTCTTTTTCTTTCAACTTCAATTGACTGCTCATTCTTCTTTGAGAAATTAAAGTAATCATATCCACCAGATACTGGACTCCACCATGCTACACGAATATTATCATAGATGCAATCAACTTCTTCTGGATAGAAAACATATTCAGCACTTAGTTGTGTAGCACCAGTGCTATTCACAACTGTGATAGAATAATATCTGAAGTTTGGATAATCATTTGGATTGATTAGTGATGTTGTTCCTTCAAGTGATTTTGGATATGCTGGTATTTTTACAATGCCATTTCCACCTATTGCTTCTGTAGCAAATATATTTCCACCACCACTTGGTACTAACTTCATTCGCACATATGTATTCGTGCTTAATCCACTATCCTTATCAGTTAATGCATCAGCATAATCTGTTACATAGTACAAGTATCCACCATCAAGATTTGTATTTCTGATTGGAATAAATACGCGCGAAGAACTTGCACTTAATCCACTGGGCATTACTCTTGGAATATGTGTTCCACTATTCCTATCCCCCATTAAAAGTTTAGTAACACCATCAAGTCCATATCTGTTATCTGGATTAGGTTTGTAACCATCCATGTGTGAATAAGAACATGGAATAAAATAGTGGTAATTAGTTTCTGCTGTTTCAGAATCTTCAGTGAATACACCATCAACAATATAACCTTCCATCACAACAATCTTGTACAAGTACACTGGATAAGTGCTGCTCTGAAAATCAACAGATGGTTCATTATCTTCCAGTTCTAACTTTGTTTCTATCCTATGTTTTATAATAGTAGACAAGTCAAATACACCTTGTGGTGTTGCTTCTGGTGTTGGCACAACATACACAGTAGATATCAAGTTAGTTGTACCTTCATATATTTTAAAAACAAATCTGAATCCAGTATTAGCAACATTTGTTGATGTTGTTCTGTAGATTAATTTCTGACCAACTTTTGTAAAAGAGTATGGTTTCTCTTGTATTGTTACAGCCATCCTTCATTGATTTTTCTTACCACATATTTTTCTATCATTCTTGAAACATCTTTTCCCCTAATCCTTAACTCTTCATCTATTGCTTCTTGCCAGTAATAGATTCCCTTGAATCCATCCTTTGCTATCTTCCTTCCAATCACAAATGCTAATCCACTTCTCCATTTATCTATATCATTCACACGA